AGCGCACATAATGCAGCCGGTCGTTCTGCTGATAGCTCTTGTAGCTCTCTGCGTAGGACCTGGCCCCAGCGGTCTATATTGACGTCAAAGTCAATAGGACAACGAATCGGAATCCGGTACTCGCGCCTTTGCAGGCGTTTGTTCCATCGACTCCGAAACGTGTTGGGTACATCGGTATACTCACTCTTGAGTGCTAAGCCGTTGAAGGCCTGTACACTATATGGCGAACCTACTCCCCCTTGTATAACGCCTTGCGGCGTCATCACCCAGGGGAGTCCCTTATCATCAGTCTCGCGAGTTGCGAATCTGCTTGATTTGGGCACGGGTCCATACCACTCCTCAAAGAGGTCGTGGAAGAGTGACTCGTTGTACTTCGTTCCGTACTTATCCAGCATATTGTTAAAAGTGCTGGCCATACGGAATTTAGCTGCATTATCATCACTGTCAGGGAGGGTGCGAACCCTCACCGGCGCAACGTCGACTCCAAGAAAGTAGTCGCCGCCGCAGGACTCCCGAAAGGGTCCCGACCAGTAGCTCTTGTCCCGGTTGACTTCTAAACCAACCAGTTCGAGTGCCTGAATTACCCGCTCTACGAAACGAGTGGGTACAATGATGTCGTCTCCGAAAACCGATAACACAGCGTCATCGGCTCGAAGATGGTCCCTGAAAAGACGATTATAGTAATCATCTCCCAGGGGCATTGCCGCGAGCGCAATCGACCAGAAACAAATCGCTTCAACGGGAAAACAGCATGCTGATCCCATTGGAGCAAATTTGCGGAGGGGCATTAGTGTCCCATCCGGAAGCTCGGTCCCTTTGGAGCGACAAGCTCTAAGGGCGCTGACCCAGTTATCTGGGAAAAGGTAATCTACCAATTCCAGGGAAACTTTGTCAGATGCTTCTGTAAGGTCCAGCGAAGCTGAAAGGCCATCAATTGAGCCTTGTTTAGCTAAACGCTGATTCCGGGTCTGATCAGTAAAACCGATCTGCCCAGCGATTGCCTTGCGTTCTTCTACCTTTTTGTACATTAGGGTCATGAGACCCTGCTGAATGTACATGAATTCTCTTGGTTCGCAACTTATTAAGCGCGGCCCGCGAGAATCCTTGGGTACAAAAACGCAACGTGCGTAAGGATCCGCTACAACACTATTCAGCAACTGTGACACGTTGTCACAGAGATGAGTCATGTTATAGAAGAAGTACTGAGTGTAGGGGAATTCCCTATTCAGTCTTGGTATGAACCTAAAAGACTCATACCTCTCCCAGGGAATCACCCTGCAAGAGCTGGATCCTGAACCATGGCGTGGACGTATATCATGCGGGTTAACCCCGGACAATAGTCTGTGCACCGTCTTCCTAGCTCGATTAAGCAGCTGCCTCGTTGGCAGTTGGAAGAGCGCCAGTCCTTTAAGGTCTTCTTCGGTTCGGATGAATCGTTGAAGCACCTTATCGGTCTGATCCTTGGTATATTGCAGCTCGAGCTTGTAGAACATCGCACTTAATTGGCGAATACAAGCTACAGCCCCCACATTAACCTCCCGCGTAGGTAGTAGAGTCCCATCTTTATCAAAGATGAGGCTCCACGCTTTAGCTAGGAGTAGTGGGTAGTTACAACCTTCAGCCCGTACGAATCCCTCAGGCATAACAAAGGTGGAACCGCGAGTTGCGGCGTCCAGCGCTTTGTACAATGCCGGGAGGGTTACGGTGAAGAAGGTTATCCCTTCAGCCTGCGATCGTCGTTCTATGGTCTCCACATCGGAGGCCTCGACGTACGCAGACAGTCGCGTTTTGGTTGCAAGCAGCCGCCACAGGGCGGCTAGGCGTTTCATGTCTCCCATATTTTCAACTGGGTAGGCATCCTACGTCATAGCTATAGACTAACCAACTACGCTACCATTTAAGGTAAGGTATAAGGTGTCCGTTCCAGCGCGCAAGGGCCCCCAGTTGGGGGGCCCAAGCACTGAAACGGCGGTTTTCACACCGCCGTACTGTCACGGACTCTTATCACGGAATCCCCGTTTAACATAGGGTTTCCGTTTTCGCACGAGACGCTTGCCCACCCAGAGGAGCAGCAGTGACATAGCCAGAAAGACACTCTCAGTGAGTGACACTGGCGACTGTATGCTGTCGCTCGGGGTGTGGGCATCTCGGCTGTCACATGAAGGATCGCTTTCAAAAGATCCGGATGCGACAGGCATCGTGCTAACATCGAGTATCTTCACAACAACTTTTGTTGGGCAGATATTTGTCGCAGGCTGTAACTGTTACAGCGCTGCAGAGACAAAGGCCTCCTTCACATCCGTGATTGCGAGGACTTCGATGAGAGACACGAGGAGGGCAAGGTTACTCGCCGTTGTCGAGGCATTGCGCCTATTCAACGTCAGATTAGCCTTGGATTCTCCAATGTACAGGCCAGATCCCGAGTCATACTCGGGGGCCGTGAACGAGAGGAGCCCTCTGCGAATGTCCGCCTTCGTGAGCTGATGAGCCCATCGAATAGCGGGACGACCGGCAAGGTCGCCCTGCGGACTGGGAGCATAGAAAATATGCTCATCCGATTCCTTACCCGCTGAGGCGAAAACGCCATGAGCGGTGGTAGTGAGTGTAGTTGGCAGGTTAGCCATAATTAGTTTGCATGTGTGATTGCCACCATTGGTAGGTAGACCGCAAGGTCTACTATAACTACCGGGTGACGGTTATGGGTGTGAGCTAGTCGCAGCTTGGTTAGCTGATTGTTTTGACTGCCCACGTAGCGTCATGTCGATTACTGCGTCATTACGAGCAGATCGACTAAATTCCGAACTTGACGCAAGTTCGGTAGCGTAACCCTTGGCTGTGCTATGCTCCCGTAAGGGAGTGGGCCCAGCCTACGAATATAGTAGGTATACTCAAGCGTCCCTTTCGAGATCGCTTTACCTTCATAATTCGCGTACTTATCGACATACGGTCCGGCCTCAAATTGAGACTCGGCCTCGACTGTGGTTACCTTTTTGATTGAGTAACCATCTTGGACAATAGTGTAGGGGAATTGTAAGAAACCCCCACGAAAATTATCCAACCAATCACTGACTTTAATGAAGTACTCCAGGACGAACGAAAATGGAATTAATTCCAACGTTGTCTCAAGAGGTTCATCGAAGCCAAACGCATCCGCGGCGACGAGCCACGGAGGTATGGTAGGCAATGTTGACGTATCAAGGTCAAACAATGCGAATGCAGTGATGTGTCGAGTATAACTGATGGTCCGCCTTGTGTGGACATCAGTGGTACCGGTTTGAGACGAGAACGTCTCGCCGGTGTCCTTAACCGTATATCGAGTGCGTAGGGATTTACTTCTACGCAACCTATCCATTTGAGTGGCAAGGTGTTGACTTATTCCTTTCATCGCGTTCAGGTCGCTCAACAGCGGTTTGACGGCGAATTGGACAAATAAGTCTCCACTTGCCATGGCTCGGATCGTTTCCATGAATGGTCTCCTCTTCCACTTCCGGTAAAACTTCTTTAAAGTCTCACTGGAGCGTTGGGGGAGGTCATGTCTAGGATTGAATCCTCTACCTGTTATCAGATCGAGAACGTTACGGTAATCCGTAAGTTCCCCAATGAAGACAGGTAGTTGCAACCCAGCAGGCTGCACCGAGAATTCTAATCCGTTGGTCGCTCTGACCAACGCATTAGAGTCACTATCCCAATGACTGGGATAAGAGCTCAGTGGAGCATTGTTGAGTAGCGAATAGCCACACGAACAGTGTCGTATTGTCGAAGCTTCTTGGGTTCTGCCCAAGTATTCGTTGCTTCGCCCCTTATACACAAGTGTATTGAGGGGAGCGTTCCACACTTTCTTGGTGTGGGTCACTTCATTGTACGACTGATAGCCAGAAGGGATATCCGTAATCGTCTCATCGACGCCTACGGCCCCTTTGTAGGAACTACTTAAACCGTAGCTCCTGTTTGACATGACATACGGGTTAGCACTGACTCCGTGCAAGCGACTTTCCCCAACAGCCGGCGAACCGGTAGTGGGGTCAATCGTTTGACGTTCAGTCATGCAGTCCGCAGCTGTGTCAAATGTAATGGTGTTTCTTGTTCGTGTTCTACTCAATTGGTTAGGTGGTTAATGTGGCGCCCCCCCGCAATGGGG